TGTCTGACGCAACTTGGCTTGAACAGTCGTAGCTGTAGCACCTGTGCCTGTTTGAATAAACCCCACTAAAGACGAACCAGACGATGCCGCAAAAGCCGCATAAATACCGCTTGAATTACCAGTTACGTTGTCATACGTTCCAATGGTGGTAGATGTTGCTGTTTTTAAAACAAACTTATATGCAACAGCATCAGTTAGCCAAATCTCCCCACCTGATGGAGTACGACCAGCAGAATCAAGCACAATTGGATTGGCGTGTGCTATTGATCCTGCACTGGTTGTGTATGTAGCTTGCGGCGTGTTAGTTCCTGCGGCATAGGTATAAACAAGTCCACCCGCCAAAGGGATGCCGTTGTTATCAAAGAACTGCGCCCCAGCCCCAGCCAGCATTGAAAGATTGACAGCCATATTTTTTCCTTAAAACTTTGTAGGTTTTACTCGTAGTAAACAGTGCATTTAACCGTGCCAGCAATGACAACATAAATTCCATTAGCGGTGTTTAAGCCATCGTAAAAGTTGTAATTTGTTGCCGCCACAGGTGTAAATGTGTCCAAAACTTTTACCGATGTACCCGATGTTTGGGTGTCGTACACGGTGATTGTGGGAGTGCTAGATGCGGCGCTGACAAAAATGCCTTTTAACTTTGCTGGCGCACTTTTGACCAAGGCGGTAGCGTCAAGGTAAGAAATATTGGACATAACGATCCCTTTCAATTCATCAAATTATATGCTTCAAAACAGAAAAAGCCACCCCTTTTGAGGGCGGCTCTTTCATTTACTTCATGCCGATATTAAGGCAGGAAAGTTAGGTCGTAACCGTAGATGAAAACATCAGCGGTTGCGGCAGCGCCTTGCGCTGTAGTGTTGCGAACATACAGGTTTAAGCCTGTAATTGCATCGGTGCTAGTTGCGGCAGTTACAACGGCTTTAGCCGCCGTGGTGTTGCCTGTCAACGCATAAGCAGATTTAACGGCTGTACCACCAGCGGCAGGGGCTGTGTAAACAGCCAATTGTGCGGTGGTCAAGTCAACGCTTGCGTTAGTAACAATGATGCTTTGGACACTAACTCGACCCGAAACCAAAATGTTAGCAACAGTGTCGCCAACAGAGTTAAGGTTTACCGATTGTGCAGAGGCAATCAAGCGCAAGGCTTGGTTGGTTGCAAGGTTCGATGGGTGGTTGGTGGTGGTGCTTGCTGCGCCTGGATTAGCCATGATTAATTTCCTTTTTTAATGGGTTGATTAGGAAGCCACTCGGCAAGCCAATTCGGGGTACAGCGGGGCCCAGCCATACAGCACATCAACACGAGTCGGAATTGAATCGTTGTTAATTGTGTATTGGCGAACAACGCGCATTGACAAACCCAAGTCTTTATCACTTGCACGACCAGCGAAATGCACACCATCAGGCAATTCCAAATCGGCAGTAGCCAATGTGAAAGCATTTTTGTGCATAACGATGTTCTGCGGTGAAACTGCGCCAGTAACATTGAACGGGGTCACAGCAGAAGCGCTAGGGCTTGTAATGGACACGTTTTGGAACTGACCAGCAGAGATAACAGCAGGGCTAACAGTAACGGCATTACCACTGATGGCAGTGATAACGAAATTACGCAGCTTGTTGCTACCGTAGGCTTGACGGTTCTGGGGGTTGACGGCATACCCGTTAGCGATGGTGAAAGTGTCACCAACGTTAGGAGTGAATGTGCCAGTTTTCGACAAGGTAAGTGCAGAAGTTTGCGCCCAACCAGAAGTCAAAATGCCAGTGTCGGTGCTTGTGTTGATGGTGGCTGTACCAGCATAAGAACCAAAAGTTTGAGCAGAAATGTTCTGATCCATCTTCCAGTTCATACCAGCAGAGTCACGACCCATCATGCCTTTGGAATATTGCATTCCAATGGTTGTGTTAGGCACAAACAGACCTTTCAAGCTGTCCACAATTGTTGCGCCAGTGAATGGCTCAATAATGCAAGAACGGCGACCATCACGAGGCGCACCCTCTGCGTCCAAGTAGGCTTGGGCGGTCAGGTATGTCAACAGTGATGTAGGAGGTGTGCCAGCAGTACCAACGATGTTGGCAGTGTTGAGTTTCGCAACAGTTGTGCCGTCAAAGTCAATTTTGTTGGCAATGGCAGCTACAGCAGGCTTCAATACACGGTCAGAGAACATATCCAAAGACAGTGCCAAGTCCTGAGTAGTGAACTGGGTGTCAACGTGGAATTGTGTAGACAATGTAACGGGGGTGCTGGTTTCGTTAAAATCTTCAACATTCAGCGCAGGGCCAGATGTACCGATAAAACGACCAGGGCGGCGAACGTTCAATGTTGCGCCAATCTTTGCGCCTGTAACGGCGAATTGGTCATCATAGTTACGCATGACTTCAGAGGAGAAAGTCAACTCGTTTTCCAAAACCATCAACGCTTCGTTGGTGATCATGGAGATGGTAAGCAGATTGTTGCTCATTTCATTTCCTTATAAAAGATTTGGGTTGTCAGCGGATTCGCCCTGCAAGTCGTGCTGCTTTCCAAGCCTGATAGTTGCCATGAAATTGACGGTTTGAGTCAAGTTCGGTAACTGGCCCGTTTGCAGACGCTTTGATTGGGTTGATCGGCGCTGGCGCTTTACTTCTTCCAACAGTAGGCTTTGTCTGAGGCTCAGTCTTTTCAAACTTTGCTTCCAGTTTTCCAATTGTAGCCAAGGCTCTTGTCAAAGTCATGCCTTGCAGTTGTTCAGCTATGTCTGGATTTTCAGCCAAGTGATACAGGATTCGAGGGCCAACTTCTGATTCAAATATTGCGTCCCGCACTTCGTTGCTCACAACAACATCAGCAGAACCAACCATTGCTTCAAAATCTGGTATCTCGCTCTTTGCAGAGTCAACCCGCTTTGCCCAAGTGTTTATCAATTGGTCTCGTTCGGCTTGAACCTTTGCCTGCACTTCCTTTTGCTTTTCATCTTTCCATCGCTGATCTACTCGATAGTCTGTCAACGCCTTAGCGTATTCATACATATCGGAGAACTGCTCTGGCTGCGGCTCATCTTCGGTTACTTGCTCGGCTTTAGGCTTTGCTTTTTCCTCATAATCCCGCAACTTTGCTTCCAGTGATTGCCTAGCTTCACGTTCTTGTTGCGCTTCTTTACGCGCATCTTCACGCTGCTTGGTGATCTCTGAAAACCTTTTCTCCAACTTAGGATTCTGTTTTCGATCCTCTACCGCTGTTGCCTCTTTCTCGCTCTCGGTTGGCTCACTCTGATTGTGCGGCTCTGCTGGTGCAGCCTCGCTTGTATCAGCTAACCCAAGCCTCTTGGCGGTGAATTCAGCCATGTTCTCACTGGTAAGCACCGTTTGTGCTTGCCTTGGTTGCACTTGTGGTGCTTCCTGTACTTCTGACATAGGTTTGATCCTAAGAATTAACCCAGTTGACCCAACTGGTAAGGTTTTGTGGTTTTTACCACGAAATCATAAATCAGTCAATCATTGCGCCATTGGTGGTGCGCCTTGTGGCTGTTGAGGCTCAAGCAATGGGCTTTGTCCCATATCAATGTCTTGGGCGGCAAACTGTGCATACTGATTTTGCTCGGCATTTCTACGGGCAATTTCCTCATTCAAACGCCCTGTATCCATGCGGTGCAACAACAATTGAACAATTGCCTCGATCTCAGTCTTGTTCTGGCTGGTAATGGCACGGGTGTTTTGGTCATTAACCTTAACCTCTGCCATTGTTTCGGTGTTGTGTGCCTTGGCGGTCTGGCGCATGAGTTCACGCTTGGTCTCAGCATCTTGCTTGACTTGCTCGATGTCGGCACGTTGCTGCATCGCCAGTTGCATCGCTGCCATCTGGTTTTGCATATCCTGCACGGTTTTCTTGGCCTGCGCCAGTTCCATCTGCACTTGCGGCGGTATATCTGATTTCTCGTCAATTTGCGCCAGCGGATTCATGGCGGCAAGGCGGTCGGCAATGACATCAGCGCCAGGGAAATCCATATTCCTAAACACCAAGTCACCCGCCACATTAAACAATTCAGGCTTTGCCATCAGCGGCATCAACGCATCAACGGCTTGCTGGCGCTTGGTCATAAAGCCTGGCCCTGTGTCCATCACTACGTCATATTCGCCCACCGTCACATCATTAAGCACCGCTTGAATGCCATCATCTGTAGTTTTCTGCTCGTTGATAGTCTCCATGCTTGGCTGACCATCGCTGCCAATAATCCGCATTACCCGCTGGGTGTCATAGATTTTGGGTATTAAATCAAGAATGATCTTGCCCGTGTGCCGAATGGAACGGGTCATATTGTCGTAAAAGTGGAAGTTAGACAAGTCAACCTGATTTTGCTGACCAGCCAAGGCTTTGCCCGATATATTGCCGCTTGGCAACTGATTAGGGTCAAGGATACCCAGCACCATCTGCAAATCAGCAGAGATAGCGCCTGCGGCTTCCATGATGCCCATAGGTGGCGGCTCAGGCTGTAGACGCTGCGGCACAGGTGCTGGTGCGCCATCAATGTCTTTTTGCTTGTAACGCAACACAGGGCTTGATTTGATGTTAGCCAGCGCCCATTCGCTTTCATGCCCCTCGTCTTGACCTTCAGCCAGCAGCCACTTAGCTTTAGGCGCAAGGGCAATGCTCTCGGTCATACTGGTGCGCCAGAAGTTGTACATCCGCTGCGGGTCTTTTGCAAACCGCACCAAACCGTATTTCTTGCGCTTATCGTCCACAATGACCTGTGCGCCATAACAAGGCACAACGGGGATATATTTACCCGCCCATGTCTTTTCCTCAATAATTTCCATTGCGGTCATCTTGACCCATTTAACGGCCTTGCGGAACGATTCACGCTGGTCAAGCACCGTCAACCCTGCGGCTTCTACCCGTTCAAAGAATGTATTTGAGTCGGCAAAGTGTGTTGTCCCATCACTCAGCAAATACAGTTTGGCTTTTTCACGTTCAACATAGAAGTATTCAGCAAGGCGAATATCTTCTTTGGTCACCCAGCTTGCAGTGTCATCCCCTGTAGAACGCTGGGTAAACGATGCCCCGTCATCTGCATTAGGGTAATGTTCCCTAAATATCTTCTTGTCCATCACTGTTGTAATAAGGCAACGCTCTGCATCTGACCCGTCAGGCAGCACAGAATTGGGGTCAAAGTACACCGTAAATGGGTTGTCTATGGTGTCAATGTAGATTTCTTGATCGAACGAATCTTCACTGGTGTATCGAGTATTGATGCGCCAGTAGCCCCAACCCATACGCACAGCATAGTCAAAGGCGGTGTCGTAGGCGGTATCAGCATTGGAGTTGACCTCAATGTGACGCATGATGCCCTCAATGACTTGGGCAACCTTGTAATCAGCCAAGTTATTAACAGCTTGTACCTTTAGACGGGGGCGTTGCTGGCGCTGCTGGTTGGTGACTTGGCGAATGTAGGCATCAATCTTGTTGATGGTCAGGCACGGCCTAGCTTCTACGTTTCGGCTGTTTTGAATCTCAACAGGCCATTGGTCACCAGCGGCAAACTTAATATCGTTCAGCGCCTCGGCTCGGTTCATACTGTCAGCTTCATTACTCAGCCGCCAAAACTTAATGGCTTCGTTGATGCGTGTGTCGGCACTTGATGCTTGTGCTTGATAGTCAGACATTTTTAGCCCTTTGTACTCATTGGGGGATTATCCCATCCAACTGCCAACATTGGCAATCTGCTCTTGTTTCTTGCGCTTTGCAGGCTCTTTAATCATAAGGGCAATGTACCTAAATGCGTCAGCCCCGTGCGAATAATGATCATGTAGCGGTGTTCTGCTGAATTGCCCTGTGTCTACGTCTACCTCATATCG